CCACGTATCAGCCACCAGAAATGATCTGGCTTCCATGATAACGTACTCAGTGCCAGCACTTAGCTGCTGTATAAACACAACACCTAGACCGTCTGAATCATCGTAATCCGTGGGCTGCACTGCTGCACCGTTGATGTACACTTCAATGTTGCCGGGACTGAACCCACCCGCAACAGGGATGGTATCGGATGCGAATGTCAGAGTGCCGAAGGTTCTTACCTTTGTAGCTTGTGCTACTGGCTCAACGCCTATGTATCCACTCATTCTGAGCCTCCGTTGTGCGCCAGTATCGGATCAACAAATAGTTGGCCTTCTGTGCTCTCGTAGTAATTCACTATCGCATCTCCATCCAGAAAATAGTATTCGCTCTTGTTAATTCGTAGTTGCTTCCTAATGGAATTTCAGCGTATACAGAACAAGTTCCTCCTGTAACTGCGGAGGTTGTATTGGAGGATACAACTTCCCCGTTTACACTTAGAGACATAGTAAATCGAACACTAGTATCATACCTAACACTGACGGAAATTTGTCGTTGTGTGTTATTAGTATAAATAGTCGCATTTGCCCTGCTGGCAGTTACATCGACCCAATCTTGGCCAAGCCCAGCAGCCGCGTTAAACCACTTAGCAACAAGCGTTACGGTTGCGTTCACGGTTTCGTTAACCAAAGATTTAGAAGTCGTACCACCTGCATGAGCTGCATTCACAATCAGGTTATCAACGTCTGTGATGACCTCGACTGTGAACAGCTTGTCGTTACTGGCTGAGCCTACAACACTAATCACGTCCCCTACTTCCAGACCAATACCGCCGATACCTGTCAGGCTGATATTGTTATCGGAGTTAGTGAACACAGCCGTACCTGATACACTGGTCAGGCTTGGGCTGTCTACCTTGTTATCAAGCAAACCGTTGGCCTGTGCCTGTGTGTACGAGTCATACAGGGCTATCGGCTTTACACCTCCCCCTACGTACCCACTCATGGCGTCTGCTCCAAGTAGCTGATAATTACATCGACCACACTATCGGCGTCAGACGTGGCGTTTACAGTCTCTCCAGCGACCACCACAATTTTACTGCCTACCATGATGTCTATGGCACTGCCGACAGGCAGTGGGGTGGCCGCCCCGCTTATCAGAGTGCCACTTACGTCAAACTCAACAACGTGGTTGGCTGAGGCGTCCCCGTTGGCAGCTCGGCACCCGATAACGGTCAGTACGCTGCCTGCAGGCGCGGTTAATACGGTGGTGCCTGCAATGCTGGCCTGTGCTTTTGCGTTCTTCAGTACGTTTGGCATGGTGTTTTATCCTAGTGCTATGGCAAATACGATGGCGGCGGCTTCCGATAGGGCTGCACTGGCGGCAGAAGCGTCGGCAAACCCTGAGCTGTCCACTGCGCTGGCGGCAGAAGCGTCGGCAAACCCTGAGCTGTCCACTGCGCTGGCGGCAGAAGCGTCGGCAAACCCTGAGCTGTCCACTGCGCTGGCGGCAGAAGCGTTTGCGCTGTCAGACGCTGCCACTGCGGCGGCTTGCACATCAGTCTCGTCGTTTACAACGGCTGCCAGTAGCGTCCCGTCAGGGTAGTCAGTAGTAAGCACCGCTTCGTTGGATACCGAATCATAAGTGTAGTCGGTGCCTAGAAAAAGGCGCCCGCGGTCGCCGCTAATGCCGTTTAAATACAATGCGGCCCCGGCGATGTTTTTAGTGAACGGTACAACGGTCTGTGCGGCGGCGAGCGTTTGAACCTCCACCACTGCCCCTGCACCTTTCACACTGACCAGATTGAACCACTGTGCAGAGGCGGGCACCCATATCTGCACCTGACCGTTGAATATGCGGAGTACGTCTATCCCCGACACGGCTATGCGAATATCACCAGTGCCTGCACGATAGATGCCCGATTGTGGCTCTTCGCCAAACGCTATGCCCGGTGCGGTTTTAAGCCCGGACACGTTTTTTATCGGCGCCAGCATACCGCCTTTACCGGTGCGAGAGAGGCTGTCCTCCAGTGCTGCGGCGATATCCTCCATGGTGGGGTTTGCCCACGTCGGAGATATGGTCGTGCCGGTTTCTACCGGGTTGCCTGCTGGGAGGCTGTAGCTGCCTGCTGCGTTACGCGACATATTTAGTCTTCCTCGTCGATGTCACCGGTCTGGCCGGAGAATACGCCTAACTTTATGAGTGACCGTTTAAACACTTCTCCCATAGCTTCAGGTGGCATGTCTGGCGTGAGTCGGCCCTCGATCACATTAACGAACTTTTCCGGGTTGGTCAGTAAGTCTCGAAGTTTACCTATCCTCTCCGGGTCTAGCCGCTTATTTCTAAGGTATCGGCCAATCGTTCTTTTGAGCATCCCCGCCGCCATTAACTGATGCGAAGAGGGTAGCCCCTGCAGAACGGTTATGACACCGCCAGTCGTGAGCAGTTCATCGACCAGCTGCTGCGCCTGCCCTTGCCCGGCCACTTCACGGTTGCTGGCGCCGGCGCTGCGGCGAAGCCTTCTGCCTTCCTGCATGGCGATAATATCAACGACCTGCTGACGGTTGGCGTCGGTAATTATGCCGTCGTCCATGAGCTTGTTGAGCTTGGCGCCCAGCTTACCGTCCAGCTTGTCCGCAGCCAGTATATCCTCTTTCAGCCGGCCTATAACTTTTGATTTAAACGCCTCACCGTACTCATCCCCTTGGCGGCTTATGCGCTGGTACAGCTTGCCTAACTGCCCGCTATAGTCGTCGTCTTTCAGCATACTGTCTATGTAGCTGTTCGGGCGATCAGCAAACTTTGCCACATCCAAGCCTTTAACCGTTGTTTTACGGGCATTAGACCGGGATTTCAGGCGGGCTATGGCCTTGTTGAGCACAGTGTCCGCTTGCTTCTCGGTGGCCAGAGTCGCTTTTTGCGCAGTGCCGGCCTCTTTGGCGGCGTCATCCAGCGTCATGCGGCTGGATATGGCGCGCCTCACATCATCACCGACTTCAGGGAAAGCATCTAAAGCGGCCTCATACCGGGTCAGTACGTCTTCTTTCATGCTGGTGCGCCGTAGCTCACTGCGCAGTGCCTCTGCGGCTTTATCCATGACCTCGGGGCTTTCCGACGCCTTAATGCGTCGTACTGTGTCCGCCCCGGTGTTGCCTGCAAAACCCCCAAAGGAATCCACAAAGGTTTCAGGGCTGTCGAGCGCCAGAGCCAGCGCCTTGCCGCCTTTCTTCCCTCCCAGCCGGGTCTTCTGCTGAATCGTGGCTGCTATGGCATCCTGAAAAGCCGGGCCTACCCGCACATCTTTGGCCATAGCGCCGTCCAGAATGTTCTGCACTTCACCCAGCTGTTTGTTAAGCGGCCCGAAGTCGCTGGTGGCCCGTGCGTTCCGGTTGATCTGCTTAATGGTGGACAGCACGTACTGAATATCGCGGGGGTCGGCGATATTCTCCATGTTGTTGAGTTTGTTCATTATGGTTTTGTACTGAGAGTTTAAATCCGCCCTCATGTCTTTGGGCATGGACTCACTGAAGTCAGATAGATCACCCTGCAGCTTCTTAGTTTCAATCTCTCGGATTTCATCAAACCGCGCCCATGGAGGGCTGACAAGCTCTTCTCTGAGGTCGTTGTCCAGCTTACGATAGGCGCCGGCAAGTTCTGTGCTGGCCTCATCCGTCCGCGCGCGGCCTCCGAGGGCAGTATCTGCCTCAGACTCAAGCACTCTGGACTGCTGTAAACGCTCAGCGGCGGCCTGCTCTGCAGCCTGTGCTTCGGTTACGGTGTTCCCCCGCACCTGTCCTGCGCGCCCTACCGCCGCAGTCTGGCCTTGGTCTATGGCGCTATTTGCACCTCGCAGCTGCCGTGCAAGCTCTTGCTGCGGCACGGCAGTGTTTGACCCAGCCGGTGTAACAGTATCCTCAAACTGCTGGCCTATTCGCTGCTCACGGGCTGAGTAGACTTCATCGAACGCGTCTTTGTTGCGTGGCGTCATCCGGCGAATGGCGTTTTCTATCTCGGGCAGGTTTTCATAGTTTTTTGCGAGGTCTTGTAAAGAGCCGACGTCGCCCGTTCGCACCCCTTCTACGACACTGGCAAACTCTGCATCCGTTATGTTTTCACGGAGAAAATTCGCACTGTCGATAAGCTGCTCGGGTACAGAGTCCTTTCCAAATACTTTGCCCCATGCTGCCGGCGTTAATGCGCCTGTGACGCCGCCGACAATCTCACCTACGTCGCCTCCGGCTGCCTCACCTACGGCAGCACCGCCTGCCATAAGCAGATCAGAGCCTTTGTCGGCCATTCGGGATACCGCACTTCCGCCGCCGGCGCCCCATTCGGTAAACGTGCGCATGAAATCTTGCACCGGGTTGTTGGCGTTTTTCATGGCTTCTGTGCGGTCGGCCACATAGGGCCGGAGTGCCGACATGGTAGGCGCAACCTTAAACTTGTCCGCACCCACTACCGACGCACCCAAATTCCACACCGTAGACGGCAAATCTACGACGTCCATAATAGCCGTATTCATGCCTCCCATAAGGTCGGCCACCCTTTCTTCAGGGCTAGTGTATGCACCCAGCTTCTGCTGTTGCTCGACGCTGGGGAACCGACCGGGAGGTGCACCTTTTGGTACGGGCATAATTTTTCTGCTGGGTGGGGCTGCAGCCGTTTTCGGTACTTGTTTAAGGAACGCATCGCGGTCAAAGCTGGGCGCTGCCTCGGCTTCAGCACCCCCGCTGTCAGCTGGCGCCACCCCTCGGGAAGCTAAAAACTCATCTCTGTTAAACGCCATTATTTGAGCACTCCTGCTTCAACGAGGGCCGCACGAACTTCCTCATCATCGGGGTTTTCCAGCAAGTAGCCCAGCGCGCCTTTAAACTCAGCTGGCGGGTTGGCCGCCAGCGCGTCCTGTACGCTCTTTGTCTTGCGCTTCAGAAGTAAGTCGTCGTAGCTCATCACACCTTCAAACTGCCTGCGCTCGGCGAAATTAGAGCCTTCATAGGCTGAGTCTAAGTTTATAAGGCCCCGTGAAGCTGTGTTGTCTACCGTACCCAGACGACGCAAAATAGCGCTCAGTCGGATGCCCGGAGCGTTCGCAATGAACGAGTTAGAATTGCGCTCTTCATTAGTTGTCAATGCGGAGCCGAACAGTGAGTTACGCAGCACCGAGCCGCCCAAGTTTATCTCGTTCAAAAACTCACGCATTTTTGGTGAGACGCTGGAAAATTCACCCTTGAGCATTTCTGTAAACGCGGCGGGAGTAGCTGCCTCGGCAAGCGCCCGCGCCAGCCTTGGCTGCAAGTCTTCCAGCTGCGCTAAATCTTCACTGCTGAAATCCTGTGCTATCTGTGAGGCCGCCGCCGCGCCTGAGCGCTGGTTGTAGAGTTTGTACGCCTCTCCCTCAGCAGCTGCTCTCGACCGCCAGCCAGCACCGCCTCCGCCTCCAGCACTGGTGTCTCGCTTAACCATGCCGTCGAGGTTTACCGGGTTGCCTCTTTCATCGACCGGGCCTTTGTCAGTCATAAACGCCACTTCAGTACGGCTTGGGTCTGTCGTATCTTCGTAGACATCGCCACCACCGTTAAAGTCATTGGCGGTCAGGCTATTGACCTGTCGGGCCTGCTCTACCGCACGGCCAAGCGCCCCGCCCTGCCATTCGCGCTCATAGCGGGTGTTGTCCGCCTGTATGGCGGCTTGTGAGGCGTCTTGGTCACGGGAATACTGCGTCTGATCGGCCTGTTTTTCAGCGTTATACAGCTTTTCAGCGCCATACCGCTGGGCGTATTTTTGTGTGGCTTGCTTTAAACGGGGTGCAGAGTCTGACACCATTTCCCGCCCACGTTGGCGATCCATATTGCCGCTTAACGCTGCAAAAATGTTGCGTCCGCCCCCGGGGGTGTTATCGACCAGCCCCTGTCCCCTTTGCATCTGGGCCTGTTGGGTAGCAAGCTCAGCTTTCGCCGCCTGCTCTCCCCGCAATGCCTGTGCCAGCCGATTAGCGTCAAATTCCATCGTATGCCCCTTTAAGAGATTAAGCCCATCAACAGCCCTGCGGCGATTCCGGCTGGGCCAAGGGTGGACAAATAAGCCTGCACACCGGTAGACGCTGCACCGCCTACGTCACCTTCTGCTATTTGCTGGGCACCTCGCAGTGCGGACACCAGACTACCACCGCTGACACCATCAAGCGCGCTTTCTGCCACGCCTTCGCCTGCCGTTTCGAGCGCCATATCCGCTGCAGCACCGGCGCCCGGAGTGTTCATGGCCACTTGCTCTGCACCGGGCAGCATGGCTGCATCGGCCACGCTGGCCATGTCCATACCTTCACCTGACGCCCGTAGCCCGTCCAAAATACCCCCGGTAGGCTCGATAGCTGGCGGATTTACGCCCATCGGTTCAGGGGCGCCCATGGGCACCTCTGGCTGTCCTGCCATCAACCCCCGCCCATCGGTAGGGTCAGCCCCCGGAGTGTCCATAGCGACTTGCTCAGTGCCGGTCATTTGCCCGCGGTCACCTCTCAAGCTATTTACAAGCGACGTGGTGTAGTCCCGAATGGGGGTGTCCTCGCCAGTGAACTTATCGTAGGCTGTTGCACCGTCTGCCAACAATTCACGCCGGACTTGGTTTTCGTTCTGCGTGATCTGGGTTTGAGCCGCTGATCGGGCGATTTCCGCATTCAGGTAATCAGGGGTACCCGGTACTGCAGCTTGTTTAAAACTCGCGTATCTGGCCATTATGCCTCACCTCCAAACGGGGACATCAAATCTTTTACGTTGCCGGTCGGGTTCAGTGCATTCGCTTCGTTCAAGTCAAAGCTGCGCTTAGACAGGTACTCCTGAATGTTCTTATCCCGCAGTGCGTTTGCGAACTCAGTGCTGCCAAGCTGCTGGCTGTATGCCTGAGCCGACTCTTGCCGTCCAGTACCCACGGCACCCATTCTGGCCTGTTCATATGCGTCGTTCCGCGCGCGGTCAAAGTTACCCATGGCGCGGTCGTAAGCTGCATCGCCCGGGCGTAGCCCTTGGCTGCGTAGCTTCACTTCCATATCGCTGGCGCGCTGCTCAAACTGCGGGTCAAGTCGGGACGTTTCGCGCTGGTATGCCATATCTTCAGACCGCTGGCGCAGCTCAGTCGGGTCAAACTCCAAGTTGGAGCCTTCGCCAAACTGTTCAAAATCCGCTGCACTGCCCATAGATTCGCCGGCCCTATTCATAGCCTGACTTTGCAAATACGACTGTTTTTGTGCGTTACCGATCTGGTCATTTAACAGACCTTCCATCGGGTCGGACAGATTTTGCTCTTGCCTCCATCGGGTCACTTTCTGCCCGGTTGCAGGGTCGATATCCGAATAAGTCCCCCACGTCAGGCTCCCGAACGGATTGTACTGGTCGGGTCGGTTTGCATAGTTTGTGTCGCGGGCTGTTTCGCGGTTCTCGACGCCTTCTTGCTTGGCTGCCCCGACAACATCTGGCCCGCTGCTGCTACCTTTGCCCATGTTCTAAATCCTCTGATGTGTCAGGGAGTACCCTGCAGTTTTCTTTGAGCATCTGCATCGCAATGTAGTCTACCCCCTCGCCAAACCCTTCCGGTATCCTGAACACTTCCGTGAACCCCATGTGGGTATTCAGTTTTATCGCCTTGGTGTTGCTGGCGGGCACAAATCCGTACATTGCACTCTTGCCGGCGACGTTAAACACGTAGTTTACACACTCTTGCAGGAAACCGTGACGAAGCACCATGGATGAAGTGACCGTAAAATGGGCTTGCACCGAATTATATGTCCAGTTATCCAGCACACAGGCTCCGACGTGGGCACCGGTGTCGGCATTAATGGCGATTATGCCGCTGGTGTCCTCCACCTGAAGGGGGTTGATCTGGCTTTTTATCCACGCCCAATCGGAAGGGCCGTGGAAAGCGCGAAAAGCCACCCTCACAGCATTGGCCCGCCTATATCGTAAATGACGTCCCACCCTACAAGTGTAAACGGCTTGTATGCCTCTCCCCGGTACGCTATGGCTACCGTCCGCCCTATGCCTTCCGCGCCGTAAACGGTATCAAAACCCTGCACAAAATTAGCGCTGCCCCATACTGCCACGTCCCATAAATCCACTCCCCACAGAGAATCCACCGACAAAGGGGCTACCGACAGCGGTATGCTACCTTCAGTCAGCGCGTAATCGTACCGGGCAGCCGTGGCAAAAATCGGCTCTTCCGCACCGATAACGTCCGGTCGAATGAACTTCACCCGTTTAAACTGCGCTGGAGAGTCCAACGCTGTGAAACTGGTCAGGGTGGAAAACTCAATAGGTACTCCGTTGAAAATGCCCGGTGTGGGAGGGAAAACCACGTCATCTATGTCTTTGTTCATAAACAGCACTCGCAGGCTGCCATCCCCGAAAACTACCGTGCTGCGCCACGTATTGAAGCTGCGGATATCCAAGTCGCGCCAGAAGCCCCAGCCGCCAACTGTAAGGTTGTAGTAATACTGTATCGGCCTTTGTGCCGCGCGGACGGGAGTGCTGATTAAAACCCCGCCTTCGCTCGGTATGCTACGGATAGCCCAGCCGGAATCAGAGCCTTCCCGACTTAGCCGCTGCCGTAATTCGCCGGCTATTCTGGCCGTGGCGCTGTTCTGTTGAGAACTGGATATGGCCACACCGTTCAGCAGATCGGTCATGCTTATGACGCCGAACGTGGAGAGCATGTACAGCTCGCCGCCCTGTTCTGTGGCAAAGTTCGGGCCTTTAGGCAGGGTGCCAATGTAGTAGACGCCGCGGATAGCCCACGAATCGGCTGAAGTTGGGTCGTCGCCTTGGTACACCACCACATCGCCGGAGCCACTGACGCCTACAAACAGGTCGTCTACACCTTGCCCGCCGTCTACCGTCCAGCTAAACAGGCCACGGAGCGCCCCGCCGTTCCTTAGCTTGGAGCCAAAATAGAAAGGTGTAGCTGCACCGGTTATGGCGCCTATGCCCAAGTACCATGAATCAGCTGAGTTGCGTTCTATCAGCCATATCCGTTCTTTGTGAACGGTGATGAAATTCACTTTCAGCGGGTCAGCGCCGGTTATGCCGGACGCCTGTGCCCAAGCATCCGTAGCCACATCGTATGTAAACAGCCCATTAAGGCTGTCTGCAAACAGCATAACTTTTTCGGCGCCATCGGTTATGTACGTTATGAACACCCCGTACCCGGCGTCCGCGCTTTGGTCGCCGAACGTCTCTTTCAGTTCAGGGGTGGCCCCTTCAACGGTGCAATCCCAAATGCCTTCATTCGTCGCCACAAAAAGCCGGTCTTCAGAGCCGTCAGCCAGCGTCCCGTCGAAGGGGATTATGGTGTTTACACTGAGGCCGTTGCCGTCGTTAATCTCTACCTGATAGCGCCCGTAGCCTTTACGTATGGCCACGCCGCCATCGTTAGGCACCAGATTGTAGCTGTACACGCAGACGTCTTGCGCCCCTGCCGCAAAAGGCGTTCTTGAGTCGACGCCTTTAAACGGCGCGGGTATACGGGCCGTTTGCGAGGTTTGGCGTTTTGGCCGGGTCAGCGCCCCCCGGGGCAGGATATGAATGGCCATAGTTTAATGTCCAAAGCCGGTATCAGGGACGTTCTGCATCCCTAAATATGGGAAACTCCCCCGGCGACCGGCGTTAAGTACCGGCGCACCTTTTTCGGTGCCGGTCAGGAAGGTGAATATCTGGTTAAAGTCGTCTTGTGCTTTGGTTGTGTCGAAACCGGACGCCTCAAGCACTTTCATCTTCAGGTATCGGCTTATCAGGGTGCGGTTAAACAACGGCACCTCATCGCCCGTGGTCAGTTCACTGGAATAGATAAAGTCAGGGGCTGCGGTCGGTGAGCGCACCCAGCGGTTCGACATATACTCAAAGTTTATATCCAGTCCTGCAGCCGGGGGTGAGGGGTACACCTCAAACCGGCCTTCAACAAAGCGAAACGACACGTAAAGCGAGTTTGCAGAGAAGTCCCGGCCTTTCAGGTAAGCCCAATCGCTGGAGGTCATAGGGCCTCCCAGCGCCACCCGCTGAGAACGCTCCCATCCGGTCTGATTAATCATGTAGGCAAAGTCGTCAGGGAGTTGGTAAGCCCCGCTGTCGCCGTCAGCTGTTATGATCTGGTGTTGCCGCAGCAGCTGCTCCCAAGGGTGTGCTTCCACCAGCTCTTCTCCTGCGATATTCAGCAGGTATTTCATTTTGGTGAACGTGGGGTTCTGGCTGGCGAAAGGGTCAGGCACTGGCGTGACGCCTATCTCCGCAGCTACTCGGTTAAGTATGTCGTTTGCGGAGGCAAGCGTCGTAATCGCCATTTTGTTTATCCCTCGGAGTTAACTACCCGGCGCTTTTTGCGTGTACGGGGTTCAGGTGCTTCAGCAGTAGTGTCGATATCTCTAAGCGGCGGGGTATCCACTTCTACCACGGTGTCTTCAGCCGCTGCAGGGGGCGACGTCTTTTTGCCGTCCTGCATACTCTCGATCATCCTCCGCATGGCAGCCATTTCAGTGTCTTGCTCTGCCAGCCGCTGCTCCAAATTCTGTTTTTCGGATATGAGTTTGGTTTTGTCGCTGTACTGCAGAAACTCTTTAGCCTTTTGCTTCAGGCCCAGCCCACCACGAATTTTGCTCGCATCGCCGTCAGACATCTGAACGAACTGCTCTACGGTTTTTATGCGCAGAAATGACAGCTCTTCCGCCATGCTTCTGGAAATCTGAGGCCATTCAGCCAGAGGGGTGCCTTCTGTTGGTGCCTCTACTCTACGTTTAAACATATCGTAGTGGCGCGGGAACCGGTTTTTATCCGCTTCCGTGGCCGGTCGGCAAGCCAGTGCATCACGTTTGCCGGGTACGCGAATTTCGACGTATTCCAGCTCTTTGAAAATGGGGCGGCCTTCGGCAGCCGTGGCCGTTTTGTCTTCTTTTTCACGCAAGAAGAATTTGACCATTAAACTGGCGTCAGCTTCTGCTTCGCGGCCTACGGTGAATGAGTTGTGGTCGAAATCTGCGGTTTGTACCATGATTGTCTCTGCCGTTTCAGTAGGTGAAAAAGGCGGCTAATGCCGCCTTTTGTGGTTTATCTTACGTTGGCACTACCGACGTCCATCCTGCCGCCAGTGAAGCCAACGTGGCTTCTCCGGTTTCCGTCATGGTGCCGTCGCCGTCAGCATCGACAGTGCCGATATTGATAGGCGTGGCAGTCTCGCCGATATGCTGGCCGTTTTGCGGCGTCCGGGCTGCTTCATCCTGATCGGTTAGGGTGAATTGCTCGGGGGTGCCTGCCACTGCAGCTACATCTTCACCAATTCCAATGCCGGGAGAGCATGACGCGGCTGCGTTTGCTCCGTTGGCGAAACTGGCTGCTGTAACCTCAGATTCTCGGGCCGTAACCAACGTGCCGTCGAGGTAGTAACTTGGGTCGGACATTTGATGCCTCCTGTCAGACAGACGCCATGCCAGCGTTTAAACTGGCATGGCTATTTATCAAGTGCCGGTGGCGTCGTAACGGCCTTGGAACTGACGACCAGATACGGTCAGGTTACCTGCCCATGCCATGATCTGAACTTCAGCATCTTGGTTGGTCGCGTAACGACGGTTAGGCGACAAAGGCACCATGTTGCGATCAGCGTGAGGGCGGTAGTGCAGGTACTTGGAGTTCAAGAAGAACGCCGTACCGGACGGTGCCCCGGAGCCGCTGGCACCAGTGTTGATACCACCGTCTAACACAACGTCCGCATCCATAAACTTCAAGGTTGCAAAGCCGGCGTCCGCAGACTGAGTGTTCATAAAGCGCTGCTGTGCCTGCAAAGATGCCATGTAGGCATTCCATACAGTGGTATCCGCCATGATAAGGTCAGGACGTTCCATGCCGCGTACCAGCGAGGCCCACAACAGGTTCCAATACCCTTGAATCTTGGTGGGGTCGAGGCCGTTTGTTGCAGTCTGGTCAGATACTGCGTTCTGCCAGAATGTAAACGTAGCGCCGTCGATGCCGCCATACGGAGCTGCGGTTGGGTCTACCGGAAGCGCAGCGGCCAAGCCGTCGATCTGCTTACCGCCAGCTGCAGTGCCGTCAGAGTACAGGCCGCCACAAATCAAGTTGGCCATGGTGGATTCGGCCACTTCCAGACGGGATTCCATGAGGTCGATCATGCGCTCACGGCCAGAGTTTTGCAGCTGCTCAAGGCCAGAGATGATAACCGGCACCGCTGCCTGCTTAATGTCGTATTCTGCCGCACTCAGTACGTCAGAAACACCGACAGGCAACAGATCGTAGCCAGAGTACCAGCCGGCGTTGTTATTTTCCGCAAACGACAGCTCTTGGAGGATTTTAGTGCCGCCGCTGAACGTCTTGATTTTGCCGCTTTTCTTCAGGCGATCAAGTAGGGCGTTGTTGTTCGTTACGTTATCAGCGATCTGCCGGGTACGACTTGCAATAGTCGTGGCCATGATGTCGCTGATGGAAGTGTTGGCAAAGGCCATGGTTATTTCTCCATCAAGTCAATAAAGGATGTTTAAACACCAGTCACCGAACTCGGGAACTTTGCGCTTTATCGACCGTTCGACATCTTTTGGCCTGCTACCGTGGCTGGGGCGCTCAATCGAAAAGTCTGATGTTAGTAGTGGGCATAATAGCCCACCGTTTACACGTCTACAACTATTCGCTGGCTTCGTCCACTGCCGCGGCCAACTGTTCACGCAAGCTCATGCCTTTAGAGCTACCGCCGCCCCCGCCTTGGCGACCGCTGATGCTACTGGCAGCGGAGCGTTTGGCGGACAGCGTTTTTCGGTTGCCTGTGATGCTCTGATCTATCCGGCGCTGCTCCATGACGTTGGAAATCTCCGGGTGTGCTGCACATGCACGGTCGTAGGCTTGCTTCAGTGACAGCTGAACGCCGCGCTTGTCCGCCAGCTCGATGATGTCCGCCATGTCCTCCCGCACGTCGTCCAGAAATTCCGCTTCTTTGCTGAACTCTACGACGGCGCTTTGAGCCTTGCTCGACGTCTGCTGTGCCTGCTGAGCTTGGATTTTCTGCGCATTGGTCATCAACTCGTTTAAAGGCGCCATGCGCTCGTCGAGCATTTTCTGCAGCATCGCCTGCTGGGGGTCTACGCGCTGGCCACCGGAGCCTCCGTTACCTCCAACCAAAGCGCTGTCCAGCTCTTCAATGTCAACGCCGAACTGGTTAATAATCCGGGCCAGCTCTTGGGCTTTCTCCTGCTGTGACCCGCTGTGCAGGACGTTCATAGACCCCATGGCTGCGCCTGCCGCATCCAGCGGGTGCTGAAAACCTGCACCTTTCATAAGCGGGGCGAAATGCTCGCCCATCTTGCTAACGTAGTCGCTGACTTGCTTGGCTTCTTTGGTGTTGGCCATGCCTTCAGACATTTCTCTCTCGCGGGCTGAAATGCGCTCTTGCAGCTCACGGGGGACTTTAGACCAAAGCTCACGTTCTTTCGGCGCCCAGCCTGCAGGGGCTTTTAGGCTTTGGTTCTTGTCCGTAGGAGTGGAAGCCGCCTTAGCGTCAGGCTGCGACTCGGCAGAGACAGTTTCACCCTCTACCTCGGCGGCTTCCTTTTTATCGCCGGTCGCTGCTGCGTCGTCATCTTCATCGACGGATTCGCCTTCAGCGCCGGGGGCGGGTGCCGCATCGCCCAACTGCTCATCGTCGTCAGTGTCCGTAAGGACTTCCTGCCGTGTTTCTTCGCCTTCGTCACCCATGGTTTCCATGGCGTCTGAAAGCTGCTCTCGCATTGATTTACCCATTGTATCCACCTCTGCCGTTTACATGCCGTGCTGGTGCATGGCCTGTTTGATTGTATCTACCCTTTCGCGCTTGGCTTTAGGGGTGTTGCCGTCCAGTACAGACTGCCGTTCTGCGGCCTTACGTTCAAAATACTTGGCCCCGTTATTGGCCCCGTATTCCCCGGGGTTGGCCACGCCATGTTTTTCATTGTGCCGGCGTAGCTGCCCACGGTCACTTATGCGGCTGCCGTCTATCGGACTTACGAACTCTTCCACACCTTTAAGAATGGCGGGGCATGGAGAGCCGCGCGGTGTGGGGGTGTATTCCGATTTAGGCACCATCTTGCCCGTCTCCGGGTGTCTAACCCAGCTCCCTGTCTGGGGGCGGGGGTTGTCGCCAAAAATCTTGGCGTAGTTCTCTATGTATTTATCACTCATCGGGCTAGTCATCGGTATCGCCTCCTGATTCCCGGTCTTGTGCGTTCAGCGTTTTCAATTCTCTCGCACCTTCCGTTTTAACGCGGCCTTCCGCAATCTTAGCCATGGCGTTGGCTTGGATTTCATCAATTTTATTGGCTGTCTTCCCGGCGTCGGCGGCAGCGGACAGCTGAGCCTCCACCACGTCTTTTTGCATTTCGCCCTGCATAGTGGCGTCGGTTTGTTCGATGTTCGACTGTGCCTGTGCCTGTTCAAGTAGCAGGTCGGCCTGCAGCTTGGTGCGTGTCTCCGCGATAGAGCGCTGCATGTCCGCCGCCACTTCCGCCATTTTCATGTTGTGCTGCTCACGGGCGAAATTCATATCCAGTTCATAGTCCTGCTGGCGAATCTGCATGTCTGATTGCGCCTTGGCTTGGATTTTCTGCATTTCGCCCTGCTGCTTCATCTGCTCAACTTGCTGCGCCTGCTGAGCTTTTATCATTTCAGGGTCTTGTTTCGGCTGCCCTTCCTGTTCTTTGGCCTGCTGCTGGGACGCTTCAATGGCCTTGTCGATAACCCCTTCAATCTCACTGGCACCTTTAAACCCTGCCAGCCCCCACTGCAACAACTGCAGCAAGAACGGTTTTGCGCTCGGGTCTTGCTCGATCATCGGCGCGGCTGACTGCATGAAAACGGCCAGTGAGTTGATGTATTCGGTGCGCTCGTTCTTCAGCTGTGCGTAGTCCACCATGGCCACCGACTCAGGGCGAATAGACACCCTCAGCTGTGCTGATTTCGGGTCTTTCAGTAGCTGTATGGCCTGCGGCACCAGCTCGACGTCCGGCGAATACTGCATGTTCGACTTCTGCGCGATTGTTTGCGGGGAGAAGTGCCGGGAGATGATTTCAGCCTTGATCTGAAATAAGTCGGTCGCAAACTTAGCAAACCGGTCTTGCAGGGCTTGTACCCGAACAGAGCCAAACTTGGCTTTCATTTCTGACTGGCCCACACCCTCATACTGAGAGCCTAGCTCACCCCGCATGACGTCTGACATACCGGTAACCTGCTGGAGCAGGCCAATGGCGTCTGAGCGCAGCTCACGCAGCTTATCGAGGGCGTTTACAATGTCCTGCAGCGGCATCCAGTCGATCTGACCTTTCAGCCCGTTCTTTTCCCCGAACAAAGCCCAGTTTTCGACCGGTATGAGCTGGTTGTCCTGCCCGGTGTTCATCATGTTCTTAATCGACTCAGAGCTGGCATCGTACACGCCTACCACTTTGACCGCTTCGGTGATGATGGATATGCGCTCTTGCAGCTTGTCGATTTCGTTATACAGGTCTTGCGCCAGCGAATAGTCAGGCGTGGGCATGTATAAACTGGTCGTGGGGTTGGCTAGAAAGAACGGCGGCGCCGGAAAGAAGTTTTCCAGCCCTAGCGGGTCAGGCTTGGTGTCGAGCACTTTATCGCAGCCCAAGTTTATCCAGACGACTTTTCGCTCTTTTTTGTCCCAAATCTCCCAAATCTCGGCTTTTTTCCATACCCCTTCCATGTCCGTTTCTTCGGCAGAATCCTCACTGGAAGAGGTTTTTTGCTGCTTTAAGGTCACTTTTTCGGCGTATTTAGCCCCAAAACGCTCAGAAACTTCATCTTTTGTCAGATATGACCGAAAAGCTATCCACGGCAGTTCCGACCAGTTCCGGCCCCAGCCCCATAGAACATCGCCCCAATGGTAGTACTCGATCGGGGCAGACTCACTGATGATGGTTTCCTCCCCGTTTTCATCCTCGCTCGTCTCCAGTGCGTAGCGCACCCGTGCCGCGCCCAAGCCAGACACCAGCCGATCGCTCAGCGCGGACTGCAAAATAGAATCGACCTCTTCGCCGTTTTGCTGCACGTCCAGATTGAGCATACGGTTAAGAATCTCGCCCGATACCCGAGCCACGTCATCGTTTTGGTCGGTGAACTTGCGGCCAACGTCGATTTTTGGCGTGTTGCCGTACAGCATAGACTGCAGCGTGGTTACGTTGGAGTTGAACAGGTTGAGTTTAAACGAATCACCGTCACCTGACGCGCCTCTGGGGTCTTTGCCGACGAACTTCCTGACGATCTTATCCGCCTGTTTATGCCATTTGCTGAGCAGTTTGGTGGCCGCCTTCAGCTCTTCCGCATAATACTTATATTGGTCGGATGGGGTGTCTTCATAATCTTCACGGGACTCGATAGCCCCGTTTTCTGCTTTGTTTTGACCCATTTTAGTCGAATCCTGTGAATTAATGAGAAATCAGTAACCGCCGCTGCCGCCGCCGACGCCGCCGCCTTCTGTCTGCCCGCCGCTGCCTATCCGGGGGTTTCTATACTGGTACGGGTTGCGCTGTTGCTCTGCAATTCGCGCCCGTTCAGCGGCTGCAGCTTTTGCCCGTGCAGCCCGTGCATCTGCGTCGATAACCGCTTGGGTTTTAGCCTGCAGGGGCGGTGCGCGCATAATCAGGTCTTGGTTTGATGTGCTGGCCGGGTTCGCGCCTTCGCCGTTAAACAGACCTTCTGGCGCCGGCTGGTACGCAAAAAACGACGGTAACGGCTGTGCTGCTGGCGGTTGGGGTGCGGGGGCGGGTGTGGGGGTGTTTACCGCCTGTGGCGATCCGCCAAACCGGGGCACGGGGGTTCTGCTCATGGCCGGGGGCGTGTAAGGCTTGCTCGCTGGCATTTCACCTAGCGCGCTGAATGGACTTTTAGCCTGTGTTGGCGCTCGGAGGGCTTGCGCCAGCTCCGGGGCTTGTGTCGGTTGGTTTTCCATCCTAAATCCTCATGTGCTTTATGCGGCCAGCGCCTTTTTGCTCGCGGCTGGCGAACAGATCAGCCAGATTATACCCGGGATAATGGTCTTTGGAGGCTCCGATCAGGGGTTCAGGGGCTTTTAAACGCTTTTTGTTCGCGCACAAAGCCAGATACCTGAAAGCGTCCGCGTAATCCGACTCCCATGTGTGATGAGGGGCGTCATGGTAGACCTTGTTCACTTCATCGAACTTTCTGCGGTACGTCCGCAGCGCCTCCACCCCCATTTCACAGTTATGCCGGTTGAAATGGCAGTATGGCAGGATTAAACGCACTGCATCTATGCCATGTTGCACTTTTAGGCTGGGCACAAGGTCAAGTTTGACTTTTTTAGGCTTAAAATGTTCGATAAACTGCTCTATCGTCGATTTACCAGTCTGTAACGACGTAGCTTTGGCGTCGTGAGGCAGCCAAATAGTGTCGTATTGGTACGGTTTGTGGTCTAGCAGCTCAAAGTAGTAGGGCAGCGACTTGCCGTGACCTTCCTCGCAGTCGATGATGGCCAGCCCGTCCGGGCGCTCTTGGTAAAACCACAATACGGTAGAATCCGAGTAGCCAATGTCCGCCGCTACGCTGACCGGGAAATTCGGGTCGTACTTGACGTCATCGTTTATCTGTCCGTCAAGCTCGATTTTGTTGATTAAGGTCGCAAAATACGTGCCAAGCAGTGCCGCGGTAAAGCTGCACAGCATTTCTTGCTCGTACTGCGCATCCGACATCTGATCTTTTAGCTGCGCCAGCTCTCCGGGGTCGAGCAACTGGCTGGTTTCGGCATCGAGGCTCAGTGAAAACCAGTCGGGCGATCGTTTTGACAGCTCGTAGAACTCGTAGAACTGGTTTCGCCCTTTGGGGGTGCCGATGAACACGCACCAGCCCTTGCGGTCGGCCAAGGTCGGGAGTAGAACTTCTGCCCAAAGAGACGGTCGGCAATCGCCAAACTCATCAACAACAAGCCCATCAAAGTAGAGTCCCCGTAGTGCGTCAGGGTTGTCAGAGCCGTACAGAGCAATAATAGCCCCGTTAGGAAGACGTACACTGAGATCACTTTCTCTAATCTCCACTGCGAGGCCCTGCACCGCTTCTTTAAGGTATACCCAAGCGATGTTTTTGGCTTGCTGCCTGAACGGTGCGACGTATCCATAACGGGGGTTCTTCTTTTGGGAGTAGGTGGCCCGGACGACCAGTTCGTTTACACAGGCTACCGTTTTCCCCGCACGACGGTGCGCCACGATACATGCCCACCGTTTGGTACGCTGATGAAACGCCACAAACGGTTCGCGGGGGGTGTATTCAAGCTCAAAGCTCTTTGACAGTGCTACCGGGGCGGCCATTTATGCTTTTGTCGCTTTTTCTAACTCGGCGTAATTGCGCTTCAGCTGCTCAGCCCTTGAGAGACTTCTCTCCACCTGATCGTAGTCGAGCCTGCTCATGTGCGAGGCTAGGCGCTCCATGCTGGCAGAATGCTTTTTGTTCCGTTCCGCCTCTATCCGACTGGCGGACAGTGCGGATTTCAGCATTTTGACCGTTGGGGTTACGAACGCCAGCGTGGCGCATACGCCTATTACGAAGCCAAAAAGGGAGCCGCCAGCCAAAATGAAGGGTACTACGAAATTTTCCATACGTGTGCCTCTGCCGTGTGTGGTTATCCGTCCAGTTCAGTGCGGGGGAAGGTCTTTTCATTGATGATGATAGTGACCGTACCCGGGGCGTTGCCAGTGTTGATGAGGTGCTGGTTCATGTCCATCTTGTTTATCTCCGAGACGGCCTGAATGGCTACCTTTGGGGCGTTTTCTTGGTTGTCTACGGCAATCCTATAAAGGATGGCCTTACGGTGTGCTGCTGTTGGGCCGTCTGCCGCTGCCTGAATGTAGTTTAGCAGCTGCAAGAGCGTCTGCCCTTCTGCGCCGTTCACCACTTTCGAGACGGTCATGGGGTTGACGCCCACTTTTTCGGCTGTTTTTACGTAGTTCCACCCCGCAAACACCATTTTGACGATCTGGACGTGCTTGAGTTTCATCTGGCGCTGCATAGCCATGACCCTGTTTTGAGCGTGGGCCATGTCTTTATAGTAGCGGTCGTTTAAAGGGTGGTATGGGTTCTCATCCACCTCTGGAATTTCCGCGATGTCTAGCTGCATTTTATCTATGTCCATGTGGCGATTGTATAGTGCGTTTATATCCAGCGCAAACCTTCTGTAGGTAGTCCTACTAGAAACGAAATCGGTCATTTTATGTAAATGGGTGCGAAACCTACTAATAGTCCTACTAGAAACGAAATCGGTCATTTTATGTAAATGGGAGTAGTCCTACTAGAAACGAAATCGGTCATTTTATGTAAATGGGTGCAGCCGCGCGCGCTTTCTGCGATTTAAATTTTACCCGGGGGCCTTTTTATATGGCGTTACTTATGCGTTTAAACATCATTCAAACAGCGGCTATATATTTAACCCTTGTCTCTTTATATGTCTGTTACTTGCTCGTTACTTATAGCGTTTAAAAGGTATGATATTGCAATTCAATATGTAATATCAGCGCTTATTTAAATAGCATGTTTAAACATATATAAAGTGGCCGGCATGGGGTGCCCTCCCTCCCTCCCTTTACAGCATGTTTACACTACGCCACACGCTGCGCTCCAGTGACGGCATACGCCGCCCCCCGTAGCATAGTTAGACTATAAACACCACAATTATAATCGGACTATCATAGTTTAGCAGTAATGTAAACAGCCTCTGAGACGGCCTGAGAGCGCATGCAGTGACGTTGTAAACACACCCCTAGTGCTACTATCAAAACATTCTAAAAACGCCGTACGGCGAAAAAGTACGTTTTTTGACCAGTTTAACCGCTCGTTAACAGTGCGCACGGCATAGACGAATCCGCTACTATTTTTCCGTGCACTTTCCGTGCAATACCGTTAACGGGCGTTTACACGGCTGGTGGCTGTTTTGTGCAGTGCAAAAACAGTGCAGCGCGTAGTGAAATCGACTATTCGCGTAGTGAAATCGACTATTAGTGACACTATCGAAACTTTCCAAAAACGGCAAAAAGTGCCCGAAAACGGCAAAAAGGCACAAAAGGTAACTAAAATTGAAAACCGACTGTAGCGGACTGTAGCACAGCAACGGCGCGGGCTGCAGGGCAAAAGGTAACTAAAGGTAACTGCTTTGACCAAAGTCCTGACAGCCTCAGAATTTTAGACGATTTCACTACTGTCTCACTACTGTATATATATACAGTACTAAAATTTAAAATATAGTTTCTTAAATACAGTTACCTTTAGTTACCTTTAGCGCTCCAGCCCGCGCCGTTACTGGCGCTACAGTCCCCCGCTACACTTTAAAAACGCGCTTTTTCTGTAGCCGCGCCGCCATTGCGCACTCACTGCACCCGCGCCGCGCTTTTTTACTGCACACAGCCGCTGCGCAATCACTGCACACGGCTACTGCACTCTTTTACAGTCCTGCGCAGTAAAAGCCGCTGTAAACACTTGCAACCCTAATTCATAGTGCTACTATAATGACCACACAGGCCAGCTGGCCGCCACTTGCACAATGCAACTATTAGGAATCGCAACTATGACCACTACCACTACCGCCCACACAGTATCCGACCTTGATCGTGAGTCATGGCTCACTGAAGCAGCACAGTTCATTCTTGACGACCTTATAGCGCCACACTGCGCGCTGCCGTCTACTGACTTTCGTATCAGTATTGGTTTCCCTTCTGGCAAGCCGTCCAAAGTATTGGCGCAATGTTGGAAGCACGAAGCGAGTGCAGACGGCGTGAACGAAATCTTTGTTTCGCCCACTGTGTCGGATTCTGGCGAAATACTGGCCGCCCTCACTCACGAGCTGGTGCACTACGCTGACAACTGTGTCAGCGGCCATCAGCACCATTTTGCACGGGTAGCCCGTGCCGTTGGCCTTGATGGCAAGCTGACAGCCACTGTGGCCAGCCCTGCGCTCGCTGAGCAGCTGGATAAGTACGTAAGCATTCTAGGCACCATCCCCCACGCTAAACTTGACGTGTCGTTGTCAGGCAAAAAGAAACAGGGCACCAGAATGCTCAAGGTTGCTTGCAGTGAGTGCGGATTCACTTTCCGCACCACCCAGCGCCATATTGACGCCATTCAATACACCGATTGCTTGGCCTGCGATAAAGGCACCCTGCAGGCTGAGGGCGTTTAAACATGACCCGTCTAATTCTGACACTCACCTATGCCGCCGCGCTTGGCGCGGCTGGATTTCACCTGATAACTGCCGCTACCGCTGGAGCACTATTATGATTCTGACACCTGAAGAAAAAAGCAAAGCCCGTGCAGCCCTGCTCAAAGCCGGCATAAAGACCCGTCGCATGACTGACGAAGAGATCTCGACGGCATACCGTGAGCAGCTGGGCACCACCACGGGCTCACCAGCGCCACGCCGCGCCACGATTGAAGACACCGCACCTACCACACCCACTACACCGGAAATCGCCGCTATGACCTCCACAGCCCCCAGCACAGCCACCACCGCCAGCACCTCAGACCTTGCCGCGAAAATTGCGGAGCTGATTACGTCTCAAACGCCAGCGGCGCCGGCTTTCGATGAGAAGGCCATGATTGAGCTGATTAAAAAGCACTCTACGAAAGCCATTGAGGTGACCGCAGCGCCAGACGTGGAGCCTATCCGCATCGAAGGTGCTCACCCTGCCCTTGAACGCGTCGTGACGTGGTTGTCTACCAGAACCAACGTCTACCTTGTTGGCCCTGCCGGCAGTGGCAAGACCACACTGGCCGAGCAAGCGGCCAAAGCCCTAGACCTCCCTTTCTATTCGTCTGGCGCGATCATGGCCAGTTATGAGCTAACCGGATTCCGCGACGCCCATGGCAAATATACGCCCTCACCCCTGCGCACGGCGTTTGAGCACGGCGGCGTATTTCTGCTGGATGAGATAGACGCCTGCAGCGCCAAGGCGCTGGTGTGCTTTAACATGCTGCTGGCGAACAATTCGTTTACCTTCCCTGATGGCATGGTAAAGAAGAGTAAAGATTTCGTGGTGGTAGCGGGTGCTAACACTGCAGGCACGGGCGCCAACCGTCAGTATATTGGTCGCAACCCACTAGACGGCGCCAGCCTTAATCGTTTTGTTCAGATTGAGATTAATTACTGCAAGCGCCTTGAGCTGCGCTTGGCTGAGTCTGAATACGTCGCACACGGCGGCAAAGATATAGACCTGCTGAAAACATGGGTGGCGCTGGTGGTGCGAGTACGCCGCCAGCTGGAAGACATGAAATCCACGGCCATAATCAGCCCACGCGCCTCAATTTTCGGCGCCCGTGGATTGGCCAAAGGGCTGACCATGGACACCATGGCCAAAGAGCTGCTTACCTGCACACTGTCTGCAGATCAAAAAGCACGGTTAGACGTTTAAACGCTACCACACCAGACCACACCAACGAGGGAACAGATCATGAAGATATACGCTGAGCGCTTCGACTCTATTACGGCTTTCGCTGCTCACCTTGCACCCCACACTGGCCGCGAGGGTAAGTACGGCAACTCATCCGAAGAGACAAGAGCCACATCATGGGCGCTGGGCATGGACTGGAGCCAAGCGCTGACCATGGCCAAACGTGGCGGCGATTGGCCGGAAGGTGCCGCTGAGCTGCAGTCTATCGACACTGCAGCAGCCACCAAAGATATGGCCACCATGATTGCACCTGAATTGGTCAATGACGTCGTGGGGGGAGCCATAGACGTGCCTGAATACCTGATCGGTGCACCTGAGTGTTTTCTACGGATGGATGAGGAAGCCGAACAACCACGCTCAATGATTCGGCTGGCCGCCTGTGTTGGCGCTACCGCCGATACCTCTGGGCACCATATGCTAAACCGCGGGCGCGCCATACTGGCCGCTGTAGACGCCTACGAGCTGCAGGGATACACCGTGGAGCTAACCGCGTTCATGGTCTGTCATCGAAAGGGCAGAATGCTATACACAGCTGAAATTGTACTGAAACAAGCGGGCATACCATGGGACTCCAGTTCCGTGGCGTTCGGACTGGCGCACCCTGCCTTTAGTCGCAGACTAGGATTCAAAGCGCTGGAGATACACCCTGACGCCGCATGGCTGAGCGCTGAAAGTTACGGAAACGGCAACATGGAGAAACCGGAAGGGTTCGATATTTATTTCAATTACGTAACAAGCGGTCGGGGCTTCACCTCACCAGACGAGGCCATAGACACAGTAAAGCGCACCATAAGAGAACAGACAGACACACAGCTGTAAAACCACACCTTACAGGGGCGTTTAAACGTCCCTTAGACTATCCCCGGAGCAGACCTTATGACGTATGACTTGATAGCCTTGATTGCCGCTGCTGGTGCCTTGTGTGCGCTGGTGGCCTATATGGACTGGCGCGAGCACAAAGCAGCCATAGCCGAACGTGACAAAGCCGCCTATGAAGCGCGCCAGCGCCGTGGCCTCCTAACCCTGCCCTACCTCACACCCACCAGCGCAAAACGCCGCCACGGATGCCACACGCCGCAGAGTGGCGCGGTATTCATGCGTGACTTTTCAAAACGACTGCAAAAAGGGAACTAATCATGGACTCACTCACCAAAAATAGGCGCACCACAATGAAAGAGCAATTCAAGATAGCCACCAGTACAGCCCCCGCCACATTGGTTTTTGACCCTATGAACGAATACGGGGACACCGATCGCAGACAGTTGCTTGACGCCTGTGGATACCTCCCACAATGGGCGCTGCAGCGCAATAAAGGTGAGGGCATGGCAGAGGCAATCGAACGTCAATACGTCTTTTACGCTGGCCAGATGACGGGAGGGACAGTCACCCAAGAGGGCACCTATACATACCCGGGCGACCCTGACCTGCACCCTTACGTCGCTATACGCCCTGCAGGGGATGAGGGCACGATGTATATATACCCTCATGCCATAGTGGCCATAACACACCCGGATAGGCCGGCATGGGTGAGCCGGTGTGACTGAGTAACTAACCCCCCATGAGGTGCTGTTTAAACAGTATCTCATGGTCTTCTTTACCCTCCGCCCTATCCCATACCAGCTCATCCACAGTACCCTCACCGATCAGCGTTTTGACCCTCACCTTGTGCTTCTGCCCACGACGCCAGATACGGGCAATGGTCTGCATACGGGCGTCGCGCGACCATATAGGTCCAAGCCATAGCATATCCGCCCCACCTTCATACAGATTAAGGCCGTGCCCTGCCGATTTCGGGTGCAATAAAAGCACTTCCCTTTCGCCGTCATTCCATTCCGCCATGGTTTTGTCGTTCAGCTCAGACCCCGGAAACAGCTCAAGCAAACGCTCAAGGTCTGCTGCAAACCAATAGCAGACAATCACAGCCCCCCCGCGCGCCAAGATAGATGAAATCTCTATACGCGCGCGCTCAAGTTTGTAATCGCTCAGATACACGGCCTCGCCCCGCTGCCCCTCGTCGGTTCTGGACTGGTAAAGGAAGCCACTGGCACACTGCTGCAACTTGTTGGAGAGGATAGCCGCCGTATCGGCGGTGACGGTAACACCGGTCGTGCCCAACTCGACAGCCAGACTGCGGCGAAGCTCGTCGTACTGGAGACGAAGGGCAGGGGGGAGGGGGACGTATACCCGTTCATCGGACAGCTGGGGGAGCTGGTCGCGGTAGTCCGGCATGGTGTAAACAACGTCCTGTATTTTACCGGCTATCTTCTTAGCGGCCCAAGCGTACATTTCCCAATTATATTCATTGTAATCAGTAGGATAGAAATACTTACGCAAATACCCGTCCTTCCGGGTGCCGAGGCGTTCACCCCCATCTACTATCAGCATCTGACCAAAAAGCCCCGTCCAGTCCTCAGATACCGGCGTACCAGTCATGCCGACGCGCCAAACGAAGTCCTTTAAACGCGGACGTATGGCCTTGAACTGCGCCCCGCCTGTATTTTTTAACTTGGTCAGCTCGTCAATTACTAGGCCGTCAAACATTTCTTTGGCCTTAAATTCCCGAAACAACCACGGCAAATTCTCGAAATTGATGCACACCACCTGCGCAGACGACCTCAGCGCGGACACTCTACGACCGGCGTTACTGCCCGACGCATCGGCCACCTCAACGATGCCTTTGAGCTGCGCCCACTTGTCGCATTCGGTGGCCCATACGTTTTTACAGACTTTGACTGGCGCCACCACCAAAACACGTTTCAACACCCCCTCAGCCAGCAATTCGGCTATGGCCGTGAGTGAAACCACTGTTTTGCCCGCCCCCATGGCCGCCACCAGCAAGGTATGGTCAGTTTCAAACAGCCGTTCAACGGCCTGCACCTGATCGTGCGAAAAATCATCTAAAGTCAGCATGGCTAAACTCCGTGGTCATCTCGTGCAGCACTTCTATCTCTTGCAAAACCTGATCGGCCAGCTCTTTTGAATCCACCAACCGGACGTTGGCGCCGTGCTCGTGTAAGTCTGTCATCACCCGTTGTTGAGCTGGGGACACCTTACCGGTGCCGGCAGGGGTTTTTAGTTCTACGAACATCACTACGCCTTTATAGACAATCAGCGCATCAGGAAAGCCCTGACGTGAACGGCTTTCCAGCTTATCGAACGTCATGCCGAGGCTCTTTGCCCGGTGGCGTAAATAGTCTTGTAACGCTCTTTCGGTTTTCATTGTTTTTTCTCTTGGTTGGTGTATAGTCCTACTATTATAGTACCTCTATTAACTTAAAAAGGAAATGAAAATGCCCGTTACTTTGATGCAAGGCGACTGCCTTGAGCGCATGAAAGAGATACCGACCGGCTCGGTCGATATGGTTCTTACCTCGCCCCCCTACAATATGAATTTGCGGATACGAAACGGAAAATATTGCAGCCGGCAAATTGTCAAAGAAATAAGCACAAAATACAGCAATTTTAATGACAACAAGCCTATGGATGAATATTTTGATTTCAACAAGAAAGTTATTTTGGGGTGCCTGAGAGTTGCCGATACTGTTTTTTACAATGTCCAAATATTGACCGGCAACAAGCCTGCTCTTTTTAGGTTAATGGGGGAATTTCACGACAAAATAAAAGAGTTTATTGTGTGGGATAAAATCAATTCTCAACCTGCTATTGGCGCGGGCGTTATGAACTCTCAGTTTGAAATTATTTTGGTATTGCAAAATTCGGCACCTGAAAGTAGAGCCTTTTCGTCTGCGCGATTTAAAAGAGGCGCACTATCTAATTTATGGGGCATAAAAAGAGGAAAGAGGGGGCATAAAGATCACGGGGCGGTTTTCCCCGAGGCGTTGGCAAACACTGTGATAGATAATTTTTGCCCTAAAAATGGCGCAGTGTTAGACCCGTTTATGGGGACAGGAACCACAGGAATAGCGTGTGTAAATACTGGCCGCCAATTTATCGGCATTGAACTGGATAAAGCGTATTTCGACGTGGCAGAAAAAAGAATACTGGACGCACAGCAATAGTCCCGCTACCATAGTACTACTATTCAACTACTGGAGAATAACATGCCTACCAAACACCTAACCTACGGCGGCTCCACCATCGCCCGCACACTGGCCTGCCCCGGCTGGGCCAGCCTAGCTAAACAGATGCCGCCACAAACCGGCCAAGGCTCAGACGCCGCGAACGAGGGGACAGCCTTGCATGACGCTATGGAGTTTCTGGTAAATAGCGACCAGACCCCGGACGCTTGCGCGAAGATGTTTTTCAATAAAATTTTAATCACCGATGAACTGCTGGAGACGCGTTTACACCCTGCTTACGACGCCATGCTTGAGCTTCTGGACGATTACGACGTACCAGTAGACGGCGCTACTATGGTGGAGCCGTTCGTGGAGATAATACCGAACTTAGCCGGTGGCTCCATCGACCTGCTGGCGCTCAGCCGCGACCGCAAGACCGTCATTGTGATCGACTACAAGTTCGGTTTTATGCCCGTCTCCCCGGAAGAGAACAAACAGCTGCTATTTTACGGGCTGTGTGCCGACGCCGACCCCACCACGGCGCCGTGGTTTGAGGAAGCTGAAAATCTGGTGCTGGCCATCATTCAGCCGGCGAACGCAGGGGCTGAATACGAGCAATATAAGGCAGAAAAATGGTGCGCACCTATAGCCGTGCTGGACGCCTTTGAGTCTGAGGTGGCCGCCGCCATATCGGAAGCCGAGGGCGATAACCCTCGCTTCAATACCGGCGACCATTGCCAGTACTGCCCCGCTGAGGTGATCTGCCCTATAAAGACCGGGCAGGCCGCCGTGGCCGCCAAGCTGCCGGCAGTAGCGGTAGAAACACTGGATACCTTCCTGCCTATGCTGGGCAGCCTTGAGAAGTGGATAGCCGCGGTAAAGGCCATGGCGCAAGAGCAGCTTGAAAAAGGCGCCGAGGTGAAGGGGTTTAAACTTGTTAACAAGCGCCCGACACGGGTATGGACAAACAAGACTGAAGTGGAAGCCCTGCTGAAGAAAAACCGCAAGCTGAAAGTGGTCGATGTCTACAAACGAGAGCTGAAATCGCCGGCGCAAATGGAAAAAGTTTTAGCTGAAAAAGGGCTTGACCAGAGTTTGATAACCGACTATATTTCAAGTGTCTCATCGGGAACCACCATAGCCCCGGCCAGTGACAAACGAGAGGCAGTATTACCCCGTGCAGCGATGCGGGCCGCTTTAGAAAGGCTCCCTCAGTGACCTAAAGCACCAAACGACTATCAATAGCCTAACCATAGAAAAGGAAGTGCAAAATGTCACAGTTACCGATTGACCCGAAAAGTTTGCTTGCCGGATTCCAGAAAGCCCAACAGCGCTCAGAAATGGCGTCCGAAGAAGGTGCCTATCTGAAGATGGACAAGGGCGGCGTATGGATGTACGGCAGCGAAGAAATCGAGGTGGAGGACGGCTCTTTGTGGGCTATCAACCCGGCCACCATGTCCACCGGCTTTGCCGCGTGGGACGACGACGGCGGCGGCAAGATGGGTGAAGAAATGGCATCCATTCTGTCCGACGATATTGTGCTGCGTAACCAGCTCCCTGACGTCGGTGCGCCGTGGAAGCCCCAAACCGGTATGCAGCTCAAGTGCATGGACGGCGAAGATAAAGACGTTGAAGTACTGTACGCCACGACCAGTAAAGGCGGCACCAAAGCGTTTAAAGTCATCGTGAGTGCTATCACTGCCCGGATTCAATCAGGCAAGGCAGGTGTCGTGCCAGTAGTTCAGCTTTGCTCCGACAGCTACAAGCACAAAAAGTACGGCAAGATTTATACGCCGGAACTGAAGGTGGTTGATTGGCTGGGCATGGACGCATTGCCTAAGACGGCTGCAGCCGAACCTAAGCCCGAGCCTGAGCCAGAGTTCGAGGAAGTAGACGAAGACGACGCACCACCCCCGGCTCGCCGCAGTACACGCAGAGCCAAACCGGAGGCGGACGCGCCAGACGAAGACGAAGGTGAGGAAGCGGCAAAACCGGCCCGCCCCCGTCGCCGTCAGCGTAAGTAACGGATAAGCAGTGCAAACAACGCCCCTGTTTCGGCAGGGGTTTTTTACCCCCTTAAATAGTGAGACTACCATGGATTACGCCAGCGAGAAGAGCAAAAGAGCATCAAAAACAGCCACTAAAATCACCGAAGCGTTCGTGACCGAGATGGTCAGCAACTTTTCAACCGACAGCACCGACACCCCCGAGGAAGCGTTCGACGTCGTGCGCACCTTGGCCTACGTACTGGCCGAGGCATCCACCACCATATACCTAGCCATGTCTATGCAGGACTGCGCGACCGTGGAGGATATGCGCGAGGCCAGCGAGGAAGCGCAACATGCGGCCATAAAGAAGACATTAGACGCTGTTATGACAGACGTTAGAGACGCCGTTAGACGCGCGACAGGGGTGTCTTTGAAGCACGGCGTAGTTGAGTGCAGTCGGGATGAGCTTGATGCGCAGCTGGCCATGCACCAAGGCCGTAGCGCCGGAGCTAAGCAATAATCATGGATATCGTACTGCTGGATTTCGAGACACGTTCCCGAACTGATCTGGCTAAGGCTGGCGCGTATAAATACGCGTCATGCCCGACTACCGGAATCCTGTGCATGTCGGCCATAGATCACACAACCGGGGATGAATGGCTGTGGTATCCAGACACCCAGCCTTTCCCCGCCTCACTCCGCAGGGCTTTACAACAAACCGATCTGGTGGCCGCTGTAAACGCCGAGTTCGATAAGGGGATATGGGAATTTATCGCAGCGCCTGACCACGGCGCGCCCCGGCTCAGCCCTGACGTCTGGTACTGTATAGCCGCACAGTGTCGTGTAAACGCTATGCCGTCCAGTCTGGAGAACGCCGCCAGAGCGCTGGGACTTACCAAGAGAAAAGACCCCCGAGGCAAGCAGCTCATAAAAGCCCTGAGCATACCTGACCCTAAAACCGGGGAGTTCACCGAGTCCCCCGTACTATTGAAAGAAATGGGCGCCTACTGCCTGCAAGATTCACGACTGGCGCGCCAAGTCATGGGGCTGACCCGGATGATGAGCGCGACGGAACACAAAGACTGGCTGATAACCTGTGGCATAAACGAGAAGGGGGCCAAGGTAGATGTCGAGCTGGCGCGGCTGGCAGTCACCTACGCCGATGCTGAGCGCGGCGAAATAGCAAAACAGCTGACCGAGTTAACGGGCGGCAAAATCACAAAACACACTCAAGCCGTCCGCGTTCGTAACTGGCTGCTGGATGAGTGCGACAATGACCCTGAAGTAAGGGCGTTAATGACCGTCAAAAAAGGCGACGTTGAGAAACTGTCGCTGGACAAAGACGTAAGGGCCACACTGCTGGAGGCGCAGAACCAATCTGGATACCTGCTGTGCCAGCTGACCGCTGACGTTCTGGAGTTGGTAGACCTCGGCAGTAAATCCAGCGTGTCAAAATTCCAGCGTATGCTGGACATGGCGGAAGACGACGACCGGGTGCGAGGGGCGTTCGTCTTTGCCGGCGCTGGCCAGACCCAACGTTTTGCATCTAGGGGGTTGCAGCTGCACAACATGCGGCGGGACTGTTGGAGTGCGGAAGAAACGAAAAGCCTGAAGGGGAATATGGCGAAGCGTATCGAGCTGGCCAACGTCATGGAGTCTTTGTCTAAGCTGCTACGCCCTGCACTGATACCTGCCCCCGGCCATTCCTACGTAGTGTCGGACTGGTCGGCAATCGAGGGCCGCGTTTTGCCGTGGCTGACCAACGACCCGCGGTCTGAATCAGTGCTTGATGTTTTCCGCAGCGGGGCTGATATCTACATAGCCACGGCTAAGGGCATGGGCATAACCGATCGGCAGATCGGCAAGGTGGCCACGCTGGCGCTGGGGTATCAAGGTGCGGTCGGTGCGTTTCAAGCCATGGCGAAGAATTATGGGCTGATACTGTCCGAAAGTGAAGTGCTCAAGATCGTGTTTAAATGGCGTGATGCCAACCCTTGGGCGGTCGATTACTGGCGCGCATGTGAAAAAGCAGCGCTCAAAGCTATGCGCCACCCGGGGGCCATGGTCGAGATAGGAAAGTGTCACTTCATGTTTGTCGAGGGGCTGATGGGCGGGACACTGTGCGGCATTTTGCCAGACGGCACAGTAATCCAGTACCCTAATGCTCGACTGGATTATGTGAAAGGGAAGTACGGCGGCAAGTGGCAAGTAAGCTACGCAAAAGCCAGCATCCGGCCTAAAGCCGACGCCAAAGAATGGCCGCGCCACTCCCTGTACGGCGGGCTGATCGCGGAAAACTTTTCTCAAGGTACGGCAGGGGCAATACTGAAGCACTCACTCAGGGAACTGGAAAAGGTGCGCGCGCCGGTGGCTTTTCATGTTCACGATGAGATAATCGAGGAGGTCCCCTTCGCTGAGGTTGAGTCCCGCAGCCGTCAGCTACAGACAATTATGGAAACGCCGCCTGTTTGGGCTGCTGGCCTGCCACTGCAGGCAAAGCCCAGCGTTATGACCCGGTACGGTAAATAAGCCGACACCAAAAAATAACCCCCAGCAAGAAAACCTGCCGGGGGGTAAAGGCGCGCTACCACACACACCAACAACGAGAGAACTACTGTATGACCAAGCCGAATGATACTACTCAAGTTGTTGAGGCGTCAACAAAGACTGAGAAAGCCACTGGCGGGCGCAATAGAGCGTTTAAAGCCGCAGTGGCTAAGGCAGCAGATGTGCCTCGGCATTTTGACGTAACCAGTCGAAATTACGACATTGAGCTGATCGAAGAATTTTTAGATATGGTCTTCCACTCCGAGTTCAGGGATGCGGAAGAGGTCTTAACTTGGTCAGTCACCCGGCACGGTAAACCGGTGTATCCGATAGGTGAGGAAGCGCTGATCGACAGCCTGAAAGGTAGCAAGGTAGGCAAGGCGCTGTATTTTGGTACGGCCACTGTTCACCGCGACCAGAATACGGGCAGCCTGTACAACCGTCAGTCACTGTTTGAGCGTTTACACGTTATCGTGCTGGATGATATCGGCACCAAGGCTCTGGCGTCTGGACTGCCGGAAGCCATGCAAGACCCTACCTATATTTTGGAAACCAGTCCGGGGAATTTCCAGTATGGCTACGTGCTTGAAACCCCTATCGACGTCATGGACAGCGCACGGGCGCTGGTAACCCTCATGTACGAGGCTGGCATAGCCGATGCCGGGGGCAAGATGCCGAACAAGCTGGTGAGGCTGCCAGAAGGTATAAACGGCAAGAAAGACCGCAATAAATGTGACTTTGTAACCCAAGTGGTCACCATGGACGGGCCACTATGGACGCCGCAGGCTCTGCTGGATGCGCTGGACGTGGGGGCGACGTGGGATGATATCGAGAAAGACGCCCTTGAAACGACAAAACGCAGAGCCAGAGTGCTGGGCGGCTCCACTCCATGGGCGCCGTTCGTGCCAGCCCGCGCCAGCATGTCGGGCATCATCGACCCGGTGGCGGAATGGCTGGCTGAGCGCGACGAGATAGTGTCAGAAAACGGAGAATGGCTGACCATAGAATGCCCGTTTGCACACAACCACACCTCTGGCGGGACTACCGCGGGATATAAACAGCTTGGTATGGGTGAAGACCCGACACAGCGCGGATTCCACTGCTTCCACGACGGCTGTGCGGATATGAAGACCCGCGAGTTTCTGAACTACGTGGCGCTGCTGGACGGGCCGAGCGTATCCGCCAAGGATGAAGTGGCCAGTTTGGTGGCCACCTACGTTTATGACTCTATTAACGACTGCGCATGGAAAATCCGCGAAACCGATGCGCCAAAAGCCTTAACCATGTCAGGTATGCGCAACACTCACCCACGTAAAACGATGGTGCCAAGCCCTGACGGTAAACTTGTCCCGGTGTCTGAGTACGCCCGGTGGCTGACCAGTGAGAGTCGAGTAGTGGTTATGGGGCCGACGTTTGACCCGTCGAACCCGTCACGGCTGGTCGAGCGCCAAGGTGACCTGTACGTAAACCAGTACGCACCGCCGTCATGGGGTGAGGGGCCGTTCGACGCAGCGCAGGTGGCCAATTTCACGGAATTTCTGGAGTACCTGATACCGGACGGCTTTGAGCGTGAGTATTTTACCGACTGGCTGGCGGCCAAGTGTCAGGATATGGGCTTTCGAGGTGCGGCCATTGTCATGGTTGCTCAGCGCCAAGGCATAGGCCGGTCTACATTGTCCACCATGATTGAATCCCTGCTGGGCGATGTAAACGTGCGCAACGAGCCTTTTGAGAAAATTGTAGGTGAGGTGCAGTACAACGACTGGCTGGAGGCGCCGTTCGTCGTCAGTGATGAAACCCTGAACACAGGCGGCCTTAACAGTTACCGCACCTACGAAAAACTCAAAGAGCTGATCGACCCAAGACCCAAACTAATGTCGATCAACCCCAAATACGGCAAGCAACGCCGCACTATGGTGCATTCATCGTTCCTGTTTCTGTCCAATCACAGTAATGCCATGGCCATGAGTGCGGACGACCGGCGTTTCTTTGTGATATCGAACGCACACGTCCCGGCCTCGCCAGCCTACTTCACCAAAATTAACGCATGGCTGGACGTCTGCGGCAAAGATGGACGGCCAGAATGGGCACGGAACGTATACCGGTGGTTGATGGCTCGCACCGTGAACAAAGAACGCCTGCTGTCGCCTCCGCCGTCCACCACGGCAAAACAGACCATGATGGAAGAGTCACGCAGCGAGATAGACACCGTAGCCCAAGAGATTTTCCGCTTGTGGCCATGTGAGTACATATCGTTTACACAGTTCGTCCATGCTGTCGAGAGCTTTGCCCAGCGCATCGAGCTGTACGATTCAGCCAACTATAAAGCCCAGCTGAAGCGCATCTACAACGCCACCACCTACCCACTCGATCAGGCGGCAGTCGCCAAAGTGGACGGCAAGAATATCCGCCTGAGAGTCATCATCGCCAAGGCAGTATCCGGCGAGACTGCTGGAAAAGGTGAGCCGCTATCCCCTGAAGTTCGCAAGTTGCTACGCCGCGATTTAGTCGCTGAAAACATAGCGAAAACCCTTGAAAGCGTGGCCGATGCGCTTGACGTGATGGGCCTATAGCCCTACTATTAACCTAGTCAAACTATGGAAGAGATAACATGAGCGAAACCCAAGCATACGCGCCTCAAAAACGGTACGTAGAGAAGCAAAGAGCCGAAGGACTCACAGCGGTCACCGTATGGGTGCCGCAAGAGAAACGTGAGCACACCATCGAATACGCCGCCAAGCTAAGGAGCCAAAGTAAAACCCGAGTTAAAGAGTAAATTTAAACGCGCTACCACAGCAGGAGCAAGGCAATGAGCAAGCTATATGCAGAACGCGACATCATAAAGCAGGGGAATAATTACTCTCGCCACACGTCAGCCATGACCAGCGAAGGCCTGCACAGCAAGTCTGATATTGCCGCAGAGTTGGCGCATCGAGATATTGAGATTGAACGCTTGCAGGCGCAGGTGGCTGAGCTTGAAGGGAAGTTGAATCTAATTCATGAGAGATTCCACGAGCTAGAGCAAGGAGGCGGCACACTGCAACCCCTAAGGGAGTGCTTCGATGCCTCAGGAAAAGCATTCATTCTGCGGAAGCGGGCAGAGGCAGTGGAGAACGCCTTTATGGATCTTGCAACTTCCATAAGAAAGGAAAGGCTCCATGGAATTTCAGTCAAGGGTTTAATTCATGCGGCAGAAGAATACGCCACAACGGCGCTAAATACGGGGGGCAAGAGTAATGAGTGAACACCCGAAGATAATCGCTTGGTCGTACTCCGCGATGAACACGTTTGACACGTGCCCGCGCCAGTACTAC